GTGATCCACTGGGCGCCAGCGGCAGAGATCGCCGCACCAGCCGCACCACGGTTGGCGTAGGAACCGCCCGACGTCGCAGACGACTGCAACTGGAAGATCAGCGTCCCCGTACCGGAGTAGGTGAACACATGCACGGCGGCGACCACATGCTGTGTGGCGACGATCGAACCCAGGTTCACCGGGGTCGTCGTCGTTGTCGCCGTGATGTTCGTCCCCGAAGCCCGGGTGACCTGACCCTCAGCCGTCGGCGGGAACACGACCCCGCCGACGATCGTCGCGTTGATCGTCGAGATGTCACCAACGCTGGCGGCGAAGTTCGTGGCTGCAGGCATCAGCCCGTTTGCCATCACGGCGAGCGTGCCGACAGCGGCAGTGTCAGGGGCAAGGGTGACGATCTGCGGGGTGCCTTGCGCCGTCCGCTGGTACTCGTCCCACGCGCCGGCCGCGTAGTCGTTGTAGCCGCCGATCGCCACGTCCAGAGTGCGTAGCGATGGGACGTGCTGCTGGAACGCACCGGACCCCCAGGTGGTCGACTCGCGGGTATTGACCTCGATGGACCACGCCACCTGATTCGACGTCGACGTCGCATTGAACGAACCGACAGCCAACTGTGCGGCGATGGGAACAGTGATGGCCATTAGACGTTCGCTCCTTGCTTGAGGGCGATAAAGTTCAGGATGAACGAGGCGGTGACGTTGTCCGGGTCGTACTCGTCAGGCTCGAACTCGAACCCTTGGAGGACACCGCCAAACGTCTGGTCGACCATGAGGGCGTCGATCACTGACGAGTTGTTGCCGGTGCCGACAGAGAGCAGGTCGTCGAGGCGGATGACCGCAGACTGGTCGACGCCGCCCGGGTCGATGGTGAGACGCATACGGACACGGGCGACACCGTTCGGGCCGAACGTCCCGAAGTATGCGGGCGGGTCGTCGAGCTCGAGCACAACCCTCGGCGCAGGCATCCCTTGGCCGTCGACGTCAACGTTGACTTCCCTATCAAGGTTGGCGCGCAACTGGTCGTAGATCGCGGTACGGATCACGGAAAGCGTGAAGGCCATGAGCTAGGCGATTCCGATAGCTTCAACGCGCCGGTAATGGTCGACCGCTTCGGTAACGAAAGGGTTGGTACGCGGCGACACACCACCGACATCGGAGAACCCGACAAGACCGAACTTGACCTCGTCACGGTTCGCGATGATTTCCTTAGCGACGATCAACGCCGCCTGCTTCACCCGGGCAGGGATCGCCACCCAACCCCAGGTGGCCGTCACACTGATCGTCGCCTCGCCGTAGCTGTCGCGATCCCAGGTCGTGCCCGACGTCAACCGGATCTGATCGTACGGGCGCGACTCGCCCGCCCACGTCAGACCGTTCAACGGCTCGAGCTGGTAGTCGGCGGCCGTCAGCGTCGTCCCATCGTTCACCACCAACGTCACCGTTGTGCAGTCATGGATACGCAGCAGACCGCCAGACAGCGGCATGAACACTCTGGCCGTTGCCGAGGTTGCCACCACGAACCGGCGGGCGCACGCCTGGTCCATGAAGTTCTCGGCGCTATCACACGCCGCTTCGATGAACGCGTCGTCAGCGGTCGGGATCTCTGACCGGGCGTAGTCCTTGAGCTCAAGGACCGACAGATAGCGGGGCATCACACCTCCTCAGATTCGTTCAGGGGTACGCCACCACACCAGATGTGCGACAACGGCGAGCGGCAGGAACTGCACCGGAATCACCGACGCAGCAGCAACAGCGACCACGGGGCCGGCAGCGTGCTGATACAGACGAACCGAATCGGTAGCGATCAACAATTGGGCGTAAGCGGCGGCGAGGACCAGCCACAACCGCCAGTCCGATCCGTACAACCCGACCACACACACACCCCACGGGGCAACCATCAGCCAGGCGTCACGCCACCGACCCCGATGTGCGTCAAGCGCAGCCTTGACGGGGTGGCGGGCAATCTCATCAAACCTGGCGCCAAGCGGGTCAGGGCCAGGCTTAACGATGAGAGCCCGGACAACGACAACCACCATGGCAACCAAAGGGACCGGCGACCACACCCACAACGCAGCCCACACCGGAGACGTTTCACGAATCATCGCAGCAACCGAAATGACAATCACACCCGCAACGATCTGCCCCGGTTGGCCAAGCTCGATCAGCCACACCCCGACCAACGACAACGCTGTCGCCGGAAGATCGACACCGACCGGGATCACAGCACCAGGACCAAGAATCCCCGGCAAAGCCAGGAGCAGCACAGCACCGGCCACAGCGACCGAAACGGGATCACCTGCGGTGACACGCCAGCCGACGAACCCGAACGCCGCCAGCGGCCACGAGAGGCCCCATGCGAGCCACCAGGCCCAAGGCGATGTCGCGCAAAGGTGAGGGAGTAGCCACCGGAGATGGAAAGGGCGGGGCACTCGACCGCCCGCACCCAACGTCAGATACCGGTAAGCGTCAGGACCACCCGACAACGGCTTCACCCGACCCGCCGTGTGGCGAGCCCGTAGGTGGTTGGGATGAACTCCCACCCGTCACCGAGGTGACGTTTCAGATGCTCGGCGTCATGGACGACAAGCAGACCGCCAGGGGCCAGCCTTTCACCCGTAGCAATGTCGCTCCGCAACGCCGTCTCACTGTGGTCGCCGTCGATGAACACGACGTCGAACGGGCCGACCAGCTTGTCGGTGCTCGAACTGCAACCGACGTTGTCGGGCAGATCCGGCCAGATCGTGCCGTGCACCCATTCGTCAATATCGACCGTTGTGACGCGTGACGCCGTAGCAGCCATCGCCCTAGTCGACACACCCAGCCCGGTCCCGATCTCGAGCACCGACATGCCCGCAACGATCTCGGCGAGGACCGCCCGTTCGTCATCAGCGACACTCACCCTCGGCACCAGAGACGACGGCTCGCCAGGGTCGTCGGCGCGGTAGAAGCCGCCCAACCGATGCGGGATCATCGGTGCGCCCACATCTCGAACTGTGGCTCAGCCATCCACACCGGCTTCAGGTGTGACGTCTTGACCGACGTGTCGACATGCACCGGGATGTCATGCTCCGCGGCCCTAGCACAGAACGACAAGTCCTCGCCGAGAATGTCGCCGGTCGACGGGTTGCGGAGCGGCTCGTACGGGTTCGGACCCAACCTTTCGAACACCGACCGGTGAATCAGGATGCACGCCGAACCGGTACCGGAACAGCGGGTTACCGTGTCGGGCTCGTACTCGTGGCGGGGCATGAACCCGGTCGCCCCATCCTCGCGGTTGACCCAGTCGTAAATCGTCGGGATCGGCGCAGTCCAATAGCCATTCATGCCATCGGCGCTGATCTCTTTCGACCCGAAACACAAGGCACCCATGATTGGCCGCTCGACCGGATCAGCCGAAGCCACCAGCCGTTCAATGGTGTCATGGGTGAACCCCATGTCGGTATCGACCCAGAACAGCCAATCCGAATCGCGCTGCTCGAGGAACATGCGCGCGGCGTCGTTACGGGCGGCGATGATCCCACCCGTCGAGTACCTGACGGCGATGTAGCCGCCACGGAGAATGCGCTGATGGTTGCCAACGTCGGACATCAACACGTCCGTCATCGACCTGTGCCACGAATGGGCGACGTCGACACTGTGGACGTAGGCGAGCGTAACCGCATCCTTGACCGTCGGGCGGTTGACGCCCTTCGGTCGACGGCTCACCGGTTGCGCTTTTCGCCAGGAGCGGCAGACGCCTGCTCGACCCCCCGATACACCGCACCACCCGACGTCTCCACAACCGCAGGGGCGTCAGAGAACATGCCGGGATAGGCGAGTACGAGCGGGTCGTCGGCCAGCCAGACGGAACCGGCACGCAAATGGTAGTCGTCACCCTTCCATCCGATGAGGGCCGAAGCGGAACAGAACTTGAACATGGCAGTCTCCTTGATCGTTTGGCAGTGAAGGCAGTTGCCCCACCCACCGACTGCCGGCGGTGGGTGGGGCGAGACGATCCGACCCATAAGGTCAGGTCAACTCAGGTGTTGGTCAGCACTCGGAAAGCGGTATCGATGACCGCGTCGGCGCCGATGCGGGCGTATGCGAACAGCGCACGCTCACCGGTGGGCCGGTTGTTCGTGACGTCCACGACCAGCGGCAACACCTCGACCGACATGCCGGCGCGCTGTGCGACGACATAGTTCGAGAAGTCGCCGACAACGAGGATGTTGCGGGCTGTGGTCGTGGTAGCGACCGCCGGGGCGTAGTCCGACAGGAGCACGGGCTTGCCGTTCAGCAAGCTGATTCCCTCAGCGGTCTGGTCGACGGTGAACCTCGAGGTGGCGGTACCGGAGCCGAAGCCACGGATCGCGTTCTCGTAGCCGACCGACATGAACCACGAAGCGCGGGCACGCCAACGCTCAGGCAGTGCCTCCCACACCTTGTCGATGTCGACAGCGCTGAACACAGCGTTGGTAGTCACGACAGTCTCAGCGTTGGTGTTCGCGTCGAGGGCGGTGAAGATACCCCACGGCTGATTCGTACCGGAACCGACCGCCATGCGCGAGGCGATCAAATCCTGGTAGCCGTAGTCCATGACACGACCGAGCTCGCCGGCAGCGTTCGGGTAGTCCTGCCCGAACTCGATGCTGTACGGGATGTAGCCGCGAGCCATGTGGGCCTGCACCGTCGGCTGAGCCGTAGCGATCGAATCGTCAGAGACGGTAGCGACCTCAGCGTCGAACGACCATGCGGCAGCGGCAGCAGAAACGCCACGCCACACATCGTTCGTGATGACCTCCACCCGGGACACCGAGAGCAGCGGGGTTGCACCCGTGCCCGTGGTGATCAGGATCGTCGGATCGATCAGCACCGGGATACCGAAGCCGCCGCCAGTATCGACACCGATCGTCATGCCACGGAACTCGTTGACCGCACGGGCCTCGTCCGCATCCCATGCGGGACCGGTCGGGTTCGCCAGCATCTTCATGAACGCCGACCGGTACGCATCCGACTCGGTGAGGAGCAGACGCTTGCCGATGCTGGCACCGTTGAAGTTCTGTGAGCGCGTGTCGAGCATCTTCGCGACGCCCTCAGCCTGACGGGCGGGGAGGATGCGGTCCGACGCAGCATCGAGGACGCGCATCGCAGCGTCACGAACCTGCAGGCTGCTGAGGCTGCGGATGTCGGTGGCATCGAGCTTGTCGGGCTGCTTGATGAACTGCGGGGACTTCGGTGCGGCGATGCGCTCCGACCGGATCGAGTCGAGCTCGGTGACGCGCTCGACCTTCGAAGCGACCTCAGCCTTGATGGCTTTGGCGCGCTCCACGATCTCGGCGGCACGAACTTCGACGGCCTCGGCGGTGCGAGTCTCGTCGGGGGTGAGGGTGTCGAGCTCGTCGAGGAGCGCAGCGCGCTCCGTCTCGAGAACTTCGACCTGGGCGCGCAGGATGTCTGCGTTCATGGCGAGTCCTTTCAGGGGGACTGTGGGTTACAGGGCGAGCACGAGAGCTCGTGCCCGCTGAACGGCCAGCAATGCGCTAGACCGTGATGCCTGCTCCGCGTCGCCGTCGGCGAGCTTGGGGTGGGCGCTAGCAACACCACGGACGTCGCCCGGTAGTGATGCAAGGATCTTTTCGACAACCATCAGTTCGGAACGCTCCGTCAGGCGCGCAACGAACAACGGGTCGGAGAGGAGCCGTTCGATGAACCCGTCCGAACCTGACCGGACACCGGCCGTCGCCTCCGCGTAAGCGGGGAACGTGACCGGACCGAACTCGTACAGGTCGACATCGGTGATCGTGCGTTCCGGCAACATCTCAGGATTCATGTCCGTGGCACGCTTCGGGTTCAGCCACTGCTCACCAGCAACAGCGAACCGGAACGATGCACCCAACTGCCCAGCACGAAGCGCAGGGATCAGGTCGTTCACATACGACGTGTCAAACAGTTCCGACTCGTAATAGGCGCCGACACCTTTGTCTGACCGGAGTACATCGGGCGCGCCCAGCGGCTTGTTGCCGATCGACGGGTCAGCACCGTGGTCGTACAGCACCCGAATGCTCTTACCTCTGGTCTTGAACGTCCGGTCGAACGCCTTGTCGCCGACGCGCTCGAGGAACTGGCCCTCGAACCGCGAGTTGATCTCGGTCCAAGTGTCATACACGGCGAAGTGCCCGTGGAGGGTGCGACCGGTCGGCGAGTCGGCGCGAAGCGCGATCGAACCGTCGTCGTAGCGGGCGCGGACGAGGTTATCCGTAGGGTGTGTCATGAGGGGCCTCCAGGCATCGGCGTCTTGCCGAGCAGTGCTGGGTCGTAAATCTCGGGGAGTGCGATACCTGCCTGACGGGCCATGTCGCGCGCCTCGTCGGCCGTGAGCACAACACCCACAGCCAGGTACATTTTCTGCAGGATTTGCGACTGGCGTTGGATCTCGGACTCATCGGCAGAGCCCGCAGGAATGCCAGGCGCATCGAACTCGTCACCGTCGAACGGCACCTCGTCCTCCAACGCAAGAACCCTGTTCACGGTCGTCGTCTTGGATTCCAAACGCAGCTTGTGCAACTCGTGCCGCTCCCTGGCCGTCATCATCAGCGATGACGACGTGTTGAGCTTCACCTCAACACCGTCCGGCACGAACTCACCCAACGCGTTCTGCAACTTCGTCACCCAGAACTGCCGGCGCTTGAACTTCGCCAAATCCGAATCCGAACGATTCGAATACGTCACACCAGACCCGCCGCCAGACGAGCCATAATCGGCAGGGTCCTCGCCGTAGATCCGGCACACCTGCTCCACCGAATAACGCATCACATCGATGAACTGCGAATCGGTCGGACTGATCTGCAACTGGGTATACGTGTGCTGCTTCGGGATCACCAACGGCTCACGAGAACCCCTGGTGATCGCCACCAGACGCTCCTTCAACCCCTTCGCCTGCTCCTCCGTCGGGTTGCCATCAACACCAAGAATCGCCGTCGGATGGCCGCCGCCACTGAAGAAGTCCGACGAGAACCGCTCAGCAGCCAGACCGTTACTGATCGACATCGCATGAAACGAGATCGGCGACAACCCCAAGAACTGACCGGCGACCGTATACGCGGGCTTGTGCCACAAGTTCCCAACCGGCCACAACTGCTGCAACACGTTGTCGACGTACAGATACATCTCGCCGCCACGAACCTCGGCCCGCACCGCAGAATGCGGCACCAGCTCAATGCGAGTCGGATAGCGCATGTCTCCCGACGTCGCAGTCACCAGCCCCCACGCGTTGCCATGCGCAAGCCACGAATCGACGACCTGATAGCGCCAATCCATCGCATCACACACGACCGACGGGGCGGCAATGATCTGCGGGTCGGGGACCTCCTGACGGGAACCGCCGACATAGCGAACCACGTCAACAGGCATCATCGACACGTCCTGTGCGATGCGAGTCCGACACGCCCACACAGCGTCATGACGCATCGCAGAATCGGCGTCGATATGGCCGCCCGGCGACAGGTCAGCGTTACGAAGCGCGGCCGTCACATAATCAGGCAGCTTCGCCCGTTCCTCGAGCTGCGGGACACGTCGAAAGAGAATGCTCATTCACCCACCCGCCACGCGAACAACCACGCCACCAGACCGCCAACCACCAGACCGGCAGCAAGCGACACCATCCCGACACCAACCACCACAGCAACACCACCAACAACCTCCGCAACCGAGGTGACACGATGCTTCGACATGTCCACCTCCACGGGTGCTAGTAGTAGAAGAACTCCGGCGCCGGCTTCGCGGACAATGAATGCGCCAACGTCACCGCCATCAGCGGTGTGATCGGGTCGAGGCCCTTGCGAGCCCACCGCCACGCGTCAGCCACCGGCTGTTTCATCACCGCCGACACCGCAGCATCAAGCGCGACATGGTGACCACCGATACGGATCTTCACCAACGAATCAGCGATCGCGTCATAGAACGAACCACACGCCGACGTCACATCGGCAGACGACATCTCCGACACCTGCACACCAGCAGCCCGCAGACTCGGCACCAGGGCACCCGCAGGTGCCCGCTGCTCGAGCGCCACGACACCGCCATGCTCGGCCGTCAGCTGAATCATTCGGTCAGCCACCCACCCGACACCCGGGGCGTGGTCGACCAGCTCCACCACACCGCCACCAGCGACAGCGATCGAAGCCCAATCACGATCGGGCGACACGTCAACAGCGAACGACAGACGACCCGACGGGACCACATCATCACGACACGCAACCCGCCACGTCACCTCAGGGATCACCCGCTCCGACGAACGGGTCCGCTGATTGCCGAACGCCCGACGGAACTCACCCTCGCTCATCGTCAGCTTGGCGTGAGAGATCGCCTCGAGCGTCTGGGTGTGACCAAGCGCAGGCATCCCCATCCACCACGTACGCGGGTCGTCGATGTCCTCAGACTCCGGAACAGCCCACTCGAAATAGCAGATCCCCTCGGTGCGACCCTCCAAAGCGGCGCCACGACCGAGCTCGATCTTGCGGTTCAGATACACCGACGCGTCCGTACCCTGCGTCGACACCACCCACAGTTGCGCGTCGGTCTTGGTGATCATCGCCGGGAGCATCGCCTGCTCACGACGGTCATCAACATCGTCGAACGCCTCATCGACGTGGCCCAAATCGAGCACCCGACCGTGACCGGCCGACACGTTCGAGGCGAGCACATCAACCCGGCTGCCGTTCTTGAACACGATGCCGGCGTTGTCGTTCGCACGGGCAACCCGCCGAACCGACTTCCACAACGGCGACCCCTCGAGGATCGGCACCTGATCGTTGAGCAACTTCTTCCGGGCGTCGCTACCCGTCTGGGCCGTGTAGGCGACGTGCTGCGGCTTGTCACGCATCGTGCAACGCTCCACCGACTGCGACAACGTCAACGTCGTCTTGCCGGATTGCCTTGGCACCGACACGATCACCTCACGGAACGCAGGCAGACCGTTCGGCAACACCTCGTTCGCGACGTCAGCGACCTGCTGCTGCCACGGCATGAACGGCTGCCCGAGCGCCTGAGCGATCGCAGCGACGATGTTGCCTCGCGTCTTACGGTTGGCCGACCTCGGGGTTTCGTACATCGGCCGACAGTTGGGCCATGAGTCGGGAGAACTCATCGTCATCGCCACGGTTCGCAACCTCCCGCACCGCCAGCTCAGCAGCCCGGTACTGGCCCCACAGGGCAGCGTTCGTAGGATCGGCGTCGACCGCCTCGGCAAGCATCACGAAACCGACCGTCAACGCATCGTCACCCGCAGCGAACTGCTCGGCATGCTCGACGAGCACCCGATCAGCCGCCAACCGGTTCGGACCGTCGACGTCGAAGCTGATCACCCCGTCGAGCATCCAGACGAGACGGGCTCGGGGGCCTTCCTTGCGAGCCATAGGTCAACCCACCAATCGAAGCTGGACAGAGCCACCAGTACCGCGAGACACGTTGCACCGACGATGCGCCAGGGCGACGTTGTCCCACGTGTGGGAACCGTCCATGGCGATCGGGATGAGATGATCCACCGTCGCACCAAGCGGCACGTAGGCCGTACCAGCCTCGCGGAGAACAGGGCGATGGCATAGATGGCACGACCAACCGTCACGCTCGCCCAGCGCC